AGTTACCCCACGCAGTATCCTTGTTTTTGGATCCACCGCCTTGGTTAGTAAAGTCTACTTTTAATAATCCACCTGCATTGAAAAAGTATCTGGCATTTGCCGCACTTGAAAAAGTACAAGTTGCTGTAAATGTCAAACATCCGTTCCACGAACCTGTTCTGTTACTACTGCCTGTTATAGCAGAACCTTGTGTTGCCGCATTACCTCTGTTAGTTGTACAAGAGTTAATGTCAGTTTGTAAATCACTTAAATATGTAATTGTATCACCAGCACTTACTGTACTAAATGATACACCAGAAGTGCCTTGGTGTGACGCAATTGATTCTAATCTACTCAACAATGATTCCCATTGTGTAGCAGTTACACTTGCTCCCGCACTTACTGAACTTATATCAGAACCGTTACCGTAACCCGTGTTACCTGATCCTGACCCCCAAATATTGTTTATCGAAGTTGCGAACCCATTATAGTGTCCGTCTTCAATTGTACCGCCTTGTGCATATGCCATTTTGTTTGTTTCCTATAGTTTTAGTTATTCAACACGTCAAGTATTATACTCGGCGTTAGATCTTAGTTGATCTTCACTATTGCCTCGACTGTTCCCTCGCCTTCTGTGTCTTTGTTTTCTAAAGATCTTCCTATAACGTTAAAAGCAGTTATTTCATCGGTGTTAGCCGCACGTGCCAAACCATTACCTGCCGAAACTAGTCGATCACCTTTGTGAATAATTCCAGTAACTTTCACTGGAACTCTTCCATTCATTGCAATTGCTGGATGTGTTTCATTGGTTCCTGCTCTTGCATTCATCAAATGTGCTGGTTTAGTTGATACTACTCCAAACACTTTTTCTGTTAATTCTTCTACTGCGGATGTAATTTCATGAATTCCACCCATTTCAACAACTGTTCCTGGTTCCATGACCATGTCTGCGTGGAAGCGTTCTGCCACGTCCGCATATTGAGCCTCTGTTGCTGTTCCGTAAAACGTTGTTGCGTGTACTTCTTGGAATACTTTTGTTGTTGATCCCAAGTCTGTTGTGTTATTGATATCAGGCAATAAGTCACCTGTTAATGCGTTAGATCCATCTTGGTTTAAATATGCTCCACTGCTCACTTGCGAATCTACATATTGTTTAGTAGCAACACCCAGTGCCGCTGTTGGATCACCTGTGATAGTAATTAATGTTGTAGCACCATCAATAGTCATTGCTGTTGTTGGTGTACCGCCGTCGTTAACACTAAAAATAATGTCACCGTCTGATGTAGCATTTGCTAATGTAACATCACTACTACTGACTGTCACAGTAAAGTCTGAATCAACACCAACTGCTAAACCTGTATCGTTTAATACACCTAGTGTACCCGATGTAGTATCGTTAGCATTACTTCTTAGATAGTTTGCCGCGGCAACTCCACCCAATGAATCTGAGTCTGTTGCTGTTCCACTAAAACCACCTGTTGCTGTAACTGTACCTGTGATATTAATATCACCAGTTCCAATAATATCATTACCGTTTAAATCTTGGTCACCTGTTAGTGTAGAACTACCAACTGTTGGACCAATAAGTTCAAAACTTGAACCATCGTACGCATATAATTGTTGTGTACTTGTTTTATAAAATAAATCGCCGCTTACTAAACTTGTTGTAGGTGCTGTTGTTCCAACACTTACGTGTGCTAATTGTTTAAATTCAGTAGCATTGTAAACTTTTAAAATATTGTTTGTTGAGTCATACCACAATTGACCTTCTAGTGGAGCAGACGGTGCCGATGCGTTAGAATGATTTTCTAACAACTTGATAAAGTTTTCACCTAAAAATTCACCGTATCCCGAATAGTTTCTTCCAATAATAGAAATAGAACTAGACGTGTCTACTGTTCCATCTGCAATAGTGGCGAAAACTGATCCATTTGTTTTATTAATTGTGTATGCCATAATTCTTACAAATTTATATTATGTATATTTACCTTTTTTTAAAATCTATCTTGTAGCCAAGTTATGTTTATACTGCCATCTGTACCGGTGTTTAAACCAGTATCAACATCTTTGACAAAGTCTCTATTGTAATAACTAAATCCACCTTGGCCACCCTGTCCATCTGAATCGTAATGAGCCCAATCTGTAAAGCACCCTGGTCCACATCTAGTTTCAGCGGCATACAACCCAGCATATGCTCCTCTGACATTGTTGGGCCACCCCGGTTCACTCAAATCTCTTTTTACACCTGCTCCTGCACCACCACCGGCTCCACCGTCTGCCGCTTGACAATCTCTTCCTTGTTCGCCTGCTGTTGGATCTCCTACAAAAATATTCCCATCGTATCCATCAGAAATATATGTTGCGTTTTTACCATTAACTACACTGCTTCCCATATAGTGTTCGTTACCGGCTCCACCGCCACCGCCGCCACCTGCGGCAATAACTAAGAGATTTCCATCAGGATCTGTGATTGCTGTAGATCCTCCACCGGCGCCACCGCCACCGGATGATCCATACGGACCTGCTTGGCCGCCATTACCACCGGATGAGTATCCAGAGCCACCGGTTCCTCCCGCGGCACTACCACGGCCATCAACACCATCGGCGCCTGCTTGGCCTATATCATATGTAAAAGTTGTAAAAGGTTCAACATCTAATACAATAGTCAGTTCTGCTCCCTTTCCACCGCTACCTGGTGTGTGCGTGTCGTCGCCACCTCGTCCACCGTTACCGCCAGCAATTGTTACAATTGCTCGATAGGCACCTTGGGGGACATCAAATGATCCTGTGCCTGTAGTTGTAATGCTTTGAGTTGCGGCTTCAAATAAAAGAGATTTCCATTGGCCATTCTCTTTTATGTAAACTTCTTTACATCTTGTCCACACACTGTCTTTTTTAATATAGACTTCTGTAGCAGTTTCCCAAGATCCAGAATCTTTAACGTATAATGTCATAATTAAATTCTATACCATACATCGCCATCGGAACCACCGCTTGGTGCAGACGAACTTACAGTTCTTGTTCCATAACCGTTTGTTCCTGCGGCTGGTGTGACAGCACTTGTTTGTGTGTCAACATAATCTTTTGTTGCGGCGTGTAAACTTGCCGTTGGTGCTCCACTTAATGTTAACGCACCAGTCATTGTTCCGCCTGCTTTATCTAATTTAAGTGCTAACCCACTTGTACTTGCACTTGATACAGTTCCCACACTTGTCTCAATGTCACCTAATGTTTGGTAACCGGCACCAGCACTGTCAATCAACGATGTGATTTCCGTGTCTGTGTAGTTGTTTGCTGTTGTAACTGCATCTGTTTCTGCTGTATCTACATATTGTTTAGTAGCAATACCTAAGTTTGCACTTGGATCGGCGTTTACTCTTGCTGTTGCTGTAGCACCGTCAATTGTAATTACTGTAGTTGGGGTTCCGCCATCGTTGACACCAATTGTTATGTCACCATCTGATGTGTTGTTCTTAATAACTACATCATCTGTGCTAACAGTCACTGTTAAATCTGAACTAGCACCAACTGTGATACCGCCATCATTTAAAACACCTAGTGTTCCTGCTGTGGTATCGTTTGTTGTACTACTTAAAAAATCTGTTTCATCGTATCCACTTAGACTTGTTGCTTCTCCATGGAATTTAACACTACCAATTGAACTTGATAATTGAATACCCGGTTTAATAGTACCAGTGAATCCTGTAAATTGATCTGCTACTGCTAATGTGTATTCTGCATCTTTACTGACTGTTGCTACAACTTGTGTAGAACCAGGAGCACCTTCTGTTGCTGAGTAAATTTTTGTAATAATATGATTATTGCCTAATGTATCCTCAACTGTTTCTGTGATTGCTCCGTTTTTACCATCAACTGAACTGTATTCAGGACCTACAACATCCCACGCAGTACCGCTGTAAACTTTTAATTGTTTGTTAGTTGTATCGTACCATAAATCACCGTCTGCTGGACTTGATGGTTGTGTGCTTTGTACTGTTGCACCGCCTAATGCTTTCCATTTAGTACCATCATAAACACCAATTGAATTAGGTGCAATACTATCAACAGCAACACTGTTTGTATTAAACCAAAGTTGACCTTCAACTGGGTTTGTGGGTGCTGTGTTGTTGGCACTGTTTTCTAATAATTTAATAAAGTTTTCAGCAAATGTCTCTCCGTATGCAGTGACGTTTTTACCAACTAACTTAACACTGTATGTGCTGTCGGTTATACCGTCCTCTACGAGTTTTGCTACTGTTCCGTTTGTAAAGTTAACTTCGTAAGCCATATCTCCCTCTATGTTGTGCTAAGGTTCGTAAGTGTTTGTATACGAACTGTATAATCGATTTGTATTTGCCTGTTTAATGCTTTTTGTACTGGATGAAATACAACGTGTGTAATTAATCTCAGATCACTTGCTGATCCGTTCCAGGTTTTTAAACCTAATTCGTCAAATACATATTCTCCATCTAAATCTGTTGAATTATCAAATGCTTGTTGTCCAGTTGGTTCCGAATAATCAAGCAAACAACTGACTAAAATATCTGTATAAACTTTTCCAGAAGTATGTAACACAGTTAAATTGTTTCTAGATGTATCTGTGTTTGTTAATGAATTATCATCAACAACTTTTTGAAAAGTTTCGTTATACAAATCTGCATTTTGTCCTGTTGTGTTTGCTGGAAGATATGTTATAGTTCCTGTTGGATCAACTGATGTTCCACCGTTACCAAACGACATTTGATATATGTAACCCAAGTCTTTGTTAGACAAACTCTGTGCCAAAGACTCTGACATATTTTCAAAGTGTATTGCGTTTGAACCTTCAAAAAATATTTCGTTGGTTGCTGGATCAAATATTTTTAAAAATCCTTCAACTGTTGGTTTTGCTGTTTCTTTCATAATTAACTTCTTTTATTAACAAATACTTGCTCAGTATTTGGATCAAATATTTTTAAATGTGCCTCAACACTTATTGCACCTGCTTCATTTGGTTTAGGTTTTTGTGTTTTCTTATCTTCCTTCATAGCACTATTTATGCATTTAAATATCTACGTTTTTAATAAATGTTGCTTGTGTAGTTGTTTGGTTTTGTAGTGCTATGCCATTACTTGCAGTAGTGGCTCCACTTGCATACCAAATCTTATCACCTTCATAACTTGTTGTACTAGTGACACTGTCTAATGTAGTTGACTCTTTTTCTGTGTTTTCAATGAAGTGTTTTCTACTAAAGTCTTCCACTGATGTACCTTTTGTGTGTGGTGCCGCGGCTGTGCCAGCAGTACCTCTACGCAATCCACTTATTGTGTGATTGACTGTGTCTAATTCTCTGTATGTGACACGTTCTGCACCTATCATTACAATACCAAAGTTTCCAAGTGTCAAGTTTGGAACTGGCATATTGGCAGTGTTTTCCAAATACATAATATCAGCATCTGCTGTGACGTCATACTTTAATTTCTCTATGTGGTAATCATCCATCTTATACATTGCTACATTACCATTCATATCTTTGAACCATCTAAAACTGATTGCATCTGGAACCAGGTTACTTGTGAAACTTGTAATAACGACTACATCAGTTGGAGATAAAAGGTCCCCGCCAACAAGAACATTGCTTCCTGAAACATAATAATCTGCATCTGCCAATAAGAATTCACCATTGACAGTTACCCATAGTCTATTGTCGTTTGAAATATCTCTGCCCACATCAAACAAGTTAGTGTCACTTGCAGATGTACTAACATAATCAAAACTAACTGTATCAAATGCACCACTGTCAAACAATTCTATAATAGGAGTTGTAACTGTAGTGGGACCAACAAATACATTTGTTAACATATCTTGTTGATCTGTGTCATTAAATGTTGTTACTTCTATGTGATCAGTTCCAACTAAACCAACACTTGGTTTAATTTGTACAATACCTGCATCACTAAATGTGTATTCTGCGGAGTGTGTTGTGTATACATCTATGATACTTCCACTAGTTGGTGCTGTAGTGAAACTTACTTCTTTGTATGTATCACTGCCATCAACGACTGTTATTACTGTGTAATCAGTTGATAGTGTTTGTCTCTCTGTGCCGACAAATACAACTATCTCACTGTTTGAAACTAGTGTGTGATCTATGTCGCCTGTAGTTGGTAATCTAAAGTCTGTTTCAGTTCCATCACCTGTATAACGTTTTGCCTCTGGTGGTCTCAATCTAAATCCACTGTTTTCAACAATAGCACACATTCTGTTTCTACCACCAACATACACATCTGCACCTACATCAAATCCAACTTGATCTACTCTTAGTTCTGTACTATCAGCGGTTATATCATTCTCTGTGTCTGCTGTGTAAGGATCATAATGTGTGTTAATTGGATAACTCCAATCGTAATTTTCACCATCAAATCCAAATACTGTTATTGAAATAAAGTCACTTGCACTGTAGTTTTGTGTAAACGAAATAGTTGTGATTGAATTTTCAACAGTTGATACTTTGTCAACTGAGACTGTAGAGTCTGCTGTAGTAAGTGTATTATCCACAGTTAACTTACCATCTGCTGTAGATGAAAATCCACTGGTTAATCTCACACCGTTTACTAATATAACGATCTCATAAATTTCTTGTGCCGCAACAGGAATATCTAAATCTGTTGTAAAGTCTGTACCAACATAAGTGTTTCTGTACAATTGGTTACCGCCGCCGATTTCGTAAACGTTAATTTGTATAGTGTCTTGATCAAAAGCATTTGCTATGACTGTGATTGTTTTGTTTACCCAATCAACTGTGTAGTCTTCTGTTACGTGTAATCTACGACCAGTGGTTCCATTTATAACAATTAATTTAATTGGATGCTCTACTACATTTGCAAATGAGAATGTATTTGATCCAGCAGTTGTGTATCTATGTCTTATATAGTCTGCCGCAAATCCATGACCGTTGTCTTGATAATCGTAACCAGGACGTGTGTGAACTTTGATATCAACTGTGTCATACATTGCACCTGGAATTAATTCTTCCGGACTATGACTTGAGTACTCATCGATAAACGCACCGCCTTCTGTTAATATATCTTCTGTGCTTGTGCCTAAATATGTGTTTCCAAATGAACTCTTGAGTTCTGCATCTAATACAGTTGTTGTATCTGTGAAGTCTACATCATCAACTAATACACCTGGATACTCAACACCATCAATTAACATTGGTAAATTTAATCCTGTCATATTTACAGTAGGTGTGTAGTAACCCATTGTTCTATCAGTAGAAGATAGTGTGCTTGAATCTGCAATAGTGAAGTCGTCTAGTAAGAACTTAGATTTAAATGCTCTAGTTACATTGTGTGTGTAAACTTTATTTTCATGACGTACCAATTGTCCTGCGTCATAAACTGTATCATAAGAATCAACTGTTAATGTATCTGCGTCTACAGTTACACTTGTATCGTCTATGGTTGTTCTCAGTGTTGTATTCTTTGTCCAATCAACAACTGTGTAATCGTATTCTAATCTATCGTACTTTAATGTTGTAACAACGTTACGTACCAATCGGTTTTGCATGACAGGTGTTACTATTGCACCTGTACCGTTGCCTTCAATTGTTACAGTTGGTGTTGATGAATATCCTTCACCATTTGTAACCAAGTTAATCTCAATTATGTTTCCACTGTTGTTAATTCTAGCAGTTGCAGTTGCTTGTGTAGTTGCTCCACCACCTGTGACAATAACTTTAGGAACTTCTGTATAACCAGTACCAGCATTTATAATTGTAAAACTCTTAACATCTAGTAGTCTATTGTTGTACCAATTATCCCACGGATCTAATTCCCAGATGTTGTAATTTGTTTCCTTGAGTCCAACTCCATCATCATCGAAGTTACTTTGATCTGACTTTAATACAACCCCATCGTAATCCAAAACAGGACTAATATATTTTCCAAAGGTTGTATCATAATATGCAGGACAGTCAAAGTCTAATGTATCTGCATTGTACTGATCTGTTCCACTGTACTTCAATAAAAATTCTTTGATTGCAGTATGATAAGGCTTACTCTCGTTGATATAATTCTGTAAAAACTCTTGATCATCTTTTTTGTATGTTGTGTATTGTGCTAGGTCTCTGACTTTTTGCTCAATGTCAATGAAACTTGTTTTAGTTAACCAGTCTATGTTTTGTTGTTCAGATAAAATATAATCAAACACAACCATTAATGCTTTGTTACGTTCTATTAATAAATCGCCTGTGAACAAATCTTCATTGATCGCTTTGATAATATTACGTAATTCATTTCCGCCTGTGCCGGCACTTGCTCTGTTGTAAATGTTGTCTGCAGTGAATAAACTTGAGTCAACTGTGATATTATCTTGCGTAGATTGTCCAGACCAAATACTACTGTTAAATGCTATTGTTCCATCTTCTAAACCAACACGTTCGTAATTTCCATCAGTGTATTGATACACTTCAAATTTACCGTCGCTGTTTGTGTTTACTTTGATGTACTTGCTGTCAGCAACTGTTACTGATGTTAATTTAGATGTGTCATCAACAATTGCTTCAAATATTGCGTTTTGGGCCGCAGTATCTTTGTACCAATCAACATAACTCCAACTGCGTGTTGTGTCATAAGATTGAACTTTTATCAGTTGTAATGCAGGTCCAGAAACAACTTCGTATATACTCCAACCACTTTGATTGTCGCTGTCAACTTCCACTAAGTATTTGTATCCAACTGCAACTGTTAATAAATTTTGATATCCTAATTCATCTAAGTCTGCTACTTTCTTATCCCATTGACCACTTGACTCTCCGGGCATTGCTTCTGCTTTGTTGAGTTGTGTAAAGTCTTTGTTGTTTGAAATAATATGTTGTTCAAGTACACTGTTTACATAAGTTAAGTATGACTTTAATGCCGAAAATCTATCAACAAACATAGACTGTCTTGGCCTAAATCCAACACCTACTCTACTCACTGGTGTGAGTGTTTTATCAGGAACTGATAAACCAACTTTGTTACCACCGATTAAACTGTCTTGTAGTTTTAAATAAGTATTGTCGCTTAAGAAACTGTTTTTGTTGTTTTTCTTGATTAACTTAAATTCGTTAAACACACTGTTCTTACTTTCTGTTTTATCGTAAGAGATGTGTAGTATTCCATCAAGAATATATTTGTTTGCGTTGTAAAGTGCCACTGTACTTCTATCTACAAATGCCGCATACGGTATTCCCGATGCAGTTGGTGTAGAAATATAAGTCTTTATATTATTCAAACTCAATGTCTTATTGTTTTGAATACTGTCAACGCCAGTTACCCAGAAGTAATAATTTTGTGTAATTGTATTTGCTGAATTAACTTTTGATACTTGTGTGTACTTTGTTGCATCAACTACAGTACCAACACCTGTATACTTTGATGGTGGTAAAGAACTTTTAACCCACTGTCTAACATCTACTGTGCTTCCAGGAAACAGTGTACCCCAATTTTTACTTGCATAGTTTTCATCACTTGCATAGTAATCAAGGAATCTTGTGTTTGAAATATCCCACCAAATTTCGCCAACGTGTTGTTCTGCCCATACAACTCCAGTTAGGCTTGTATCGTAATTGTATATGGCTGGATCTTGTATAGTAATGTAATCGATATTTTCTTGAGCATCACCCAACAATTTACCATTTAATGGATCTATATAGTCTAAATCTACATCAGTTACTTCTGTTGTTTTGTCATATATCAATGCCTTACTAATTAGTTTTGTATCAACAACATCTTGTTGTACTCTGTATTGCGTCCAATCTCCACTTGTCTTTTTATAAACTGCTGGCTTACCGTCTGCATTGTTATCGACCCAAGCCAACGAATCATCTGCTAATGTAGAGAAATAACCACTACTTAAATCTGTATATGATTCTGCTCTAACACTTACCAATCTGTATACACTTCCTGTTGTATGGTCTGCACTGTATAATCCAGAATCAGATGTAACTACATTGGCATCTGCTGTTACTTGGACATATGCTGATTCAATTGTGTTAGAAATTTCAATTTCTGTCGTGCTGTTTACTTTGGTTACTTTGTAAGCACCGTTTACTTCAGTACTTAAGTCTTGTATCACTAACCATTCGTTAGTTGCTAATTCGTGTGCGTCATAAAATACAACAGTCAACACACCTGTGTCATTCTCTGTGATAGACTTTATGTTTGCGACTTGTTCTGCTCTGTAAACATTCCAATTGTAAACGTTGTCTTTTGCAACCCAAATAGTTGTTCCATCTTCGACTTGATTCAAGAAAACAATTCCACTAGTGCCATTTAGATCTGTTTTTTCAAACAATGCTATATCGACATCATTTGTATTCACAAAACCAGCAGTTGGTAAATTAGTATCTGTTAACTGTGTAGTTCTAATTGGGAATATATCACTGTTAGTATGTGTAGTTGACTGAGCATAAATGTCGCTTACATTGATAACTTGATGTTTCTTAGTACTTGGGGTTCTAACAACTTCAACAACTCTATCTGGGTCTGCTGTGTGCTCTGTTGTGTCTGCTGTTATCGATGATGTATCAACTGTGGTTCCATTAACAACTGTGATAGAACTTTGATCTTCAACAACTTCTACTAATGTAGGATTACTCTCAAGTTTAGACTTTTCTAATTCTAATTCAACATAAACTCTGTTATCGCTGTTACCAAATGTTGCTTCTTTGATTGCCCAGTTTTCAAATATATCATAGTCTGTGACTTGTTTGTCTAACTCAACATTCTTGAATACATCTGCACTTAATGTTGTACCTTTTTCAGCAATAAATCTTGTATAGAAATTGACTCTACTGACATCATCCAGTGTGCTTAAATAATCTCTTGGTCTGTATCCAAGTAAGCCCATAGCAAGTAGATCAACATCTGATTCTAAGTTAGTAGTTTTCTTGTTATAGTATTCTCTGATTTGTCCTGCCTTGTTGGCAACGTTAGGAAGCAATCCTTTCTTGATGTCTTCGTAATTAATTTTTCTCCAGTCGCCAAATTCAAATGTCTCTTTTGGTTCTAGTTTCTTAACACTGCTCCAGTAAGAATTCTTGTACTTAACAATACTACCCATTGTGTAGTAAGTGTCTTGTTTCCAATCTTCAACATTGTCTTGATTTAAAATAAAGCCTTGTGCATCTAACTGTCCATTCCATTCGAATGTATTAAAGCCAACAACACGTAGACGCTGTTGTCTTAATCCTGTGACAGGTTGATAAATTAAATCGTTAAAGATACTTGTGTTATCTAATACTAATAAATGTTCGTAACTGATAGATTTAATTTTTAATAAATTAATTGACTTGTTGTTAACTGTTTGAATTCTAAATGAATTATCCAGACGTGTTATGGCATAATCTTCTTTTAATAATGGCAATCCATTTTGATCTAGTGCATCGATATTGTTCTTTGTGATATCATCTACAATTGATAATGCTTTGTTGAACTGTAAACTTATAGCACCTGGATTTAAATTAATGATTGCACCTGTACCCCAATCTTGTCCAGACCAAGCAAGAAACTCTTCTGCCATTTGTCCCCAATTTAGAGATGTGCTATTTTCTGTATCGTCAAATACCATTCCTTTGTCTTCAAGGAAAGCACCATAACTTGCTAGGAAGTCAACAACAGCACCTTTGCTGGTAAACACGTATCCATATGGAACTGTTGTAACTGTGTTTTTAAATTCTGTTGGGACTATGTAATCGCCAATTGCATATCCATTTGCAGTTGTTACACTTCTGTAAATTTCAAAATATGGTTGTGTCTTACTGTGTCCATATACACTGTATCCATCTGCTGTTCTTTGAACAATAACTGAACTAAACTGTAATTCAGCCAGTGGCATATTTTTGTGTAACAATAACTTGTAATTTTGATCAGGAATCTGTAATCCTGTGTTTGAACTATCAGGACTACTTTTATCTGTGAATATCTTTAAGTAACTCTTGTCTGTAAACGATGCCATTCTGTAGCAAAGTCTCACATCAGTTCTTGCTAGTTCTTGACTAATCTCAATACATTCGCATCCATTGTTGTTGTGATAGTCTGCAACCCAATTTGTGTAACTGTGTTTCGGCTGGTCTTCTTTTTGTGTCACAACTTCAGTTGCGTTTAATCTATATCTTCCATCCCACAAGTATTGTCCAATAGTATCATCGTACTTGTATAAATCTCTGTCTATATTCAGAGCAAAATATTTTGCTGGTTTAGTTAACGCAAATAATCTTTGTAAAGCAAAACGATAAGAACTTGATCTACGCCATGCAGTTTCTGTTGGTCCTTGATCACCAAACACCCAACTCTTTTTAAAGTCTACACTGTTGTAGTTGTTTACTATTGCTTCAAATGGACTTTTTAAATTTCCTGCTGTGTCAACAGGAATAACATCAGTCAAGTTAGCACGAGCATATCTTGTGTCTATTCTTGTGTTGCTTGGATCTTTGATTCTTCCTGCTTCTAAATCTTCCCACAATACCAAGTTACCACTGGTATAAGGAGCAGGTCCATATTCATCTTCCCACCACGTAGGCTTTTTACTCAAGCCTAACATTTCCCAAGGTGTTGTGTGTGGAGTATCTGTGTCGTAATAGTTTTTGTAAACTCCTCTCCAATGACCTTTCAATGCTGTTCCATCTAATATACTTCCAGCAGTTGTATAGTTCCAAGTAAATTCGTTTGCGGCATTGTAGTCTTGTGTTTTGTATTCAAGTCTATTAGATGCTAACCATTTTAAGAAACTGACACTTAAGATACTTGTTACTTCTTCGTCTGTGTAGTCTGTTGTTCTAAACTTACCAGGAATAACATCACTCTCAATAATTGGAATCAAGTTGTCACTTGCAACTTTGATGTTGTTGTAAATTCTGTTTTCAAATTCTAATAACACATCATCACGTGAGTCACCGTAAGCAACTGTGATGCTTCCATCGTGTCCTTGTATAACTTCAGTTGCTGTTGTGTATGAATTGTCTGTGTACTTTTTAGGAACATACACTGGATGTAATCCCATCTTAGATGGAGTATTAGGAACATAAGAACCAACAGTTGTATCATATTCTTTAATTGTTACCACATCACCAACTGCTAAAGTTTTTGTTACAGTGATGTTAGCACTGTCTGTGCTGACTGTGTAATCTTCGTCTTTGGTTAATATTACTCCATTAATATATACTAATATTGCTTTACCATTTGCTTGTGTAAAATCATATACTTCTTCAGTATTAAATGTTGTAGTTGTGATTGCTGTTACTGTGTATTTGGTTGTAGTTGGAGTTGTTGCTCCAGGTAACATATCGCTCTTGTAATAGGCATTTAAACTGTTTTTACCGATGTTAATTTCTTTGAGTGCCGCGTCTAATACATCACACGCAATCATATCATACGTGTCATTTTTGTTTACGTAATCAATAATTTTTAATTTAAACTTTTCATAGGCGTTACTAGCAAAGTCTAAACTTGCAAAATAATCAAACTTGTCGCTGTGTAAAAATTTTGCTAATGGAATTACAGGAGAACTATTTTGAATGATGTTTCTACTATACTTTTCAATGTTGGGTAAATCTCTACTGTTATTTGATCCACTGATGTCGCCAGTTAGGTTCATTAAGTTTTGTCCCATTTCAATGTAATGGTTTCTCACAGTACCCAACGTAAATTCTGTTGAATTTTCGTTGAATGGATTGTTTTCCAAGTTGAATGGGATACTGTAGTAAGCAACTTGACTCTTTTGATCACTTATTGCTGTTACATAAATGTCTGCACCTGTTGTGACTTCTATGTCGAATGTCACAGTTGTTGTGTTGTCTGCTAAACTTTCAGTAACAGTGTAATCACTGCTTGGGCAATACTTACCATCGATATAAACTTTTATATTTGGAGTATTTAAATTACTTTTTAATATCACATCAAGGATTAAACTTGTTCCGTTGTATGTGAAATTAAACACTTGGTCATCTACATATTCATCAATATGTGTAGTCCATCCAATTTCGTTTGTGTATGTAGTTCTATCACTGTACTTTCTCACAAAGCCATCGGATATATTCTTTTTGATATCAGTGATGTCATATGTAAAAGTATCTGTGTATAAATGATTCTCAAAAACAATATCGCCAATATTATCAATACTGAGATACTTCAAAGGAAAACCTAATGTAGCATCATCTAATCCTGTTCCTACACCGTAAGCAAAAACTTTAGTACCTGCAAATGTTGTTCTCTTATATGTAGCAGTATCGCTGAAACTTTTTCCATTTGTATCGTAAATGTCAAACAGCGGTGCTTGATTTAGTTTTGTTTTTTGTTGAGAAGCAATCCAACTTGTGCCATTGTAATGATAAACTTTACCTTGTTGTGTTGTTCCATTTTCTACAACAACTAATTGATCTGTTAATATATTTGTTGTGTGTTCAACTAATCTAATTTCTTCTGTGCCATCATCTTGTAAGTCTACAAACTCAACAGTGTAAATTTTATTTTTAACATCAGGATCTGAATCATTTGCAAAAATAATTTTTGTTCCGTCAACAACTTGATAACTGTCATATTCGTGACTTGCGGCACCATTGACATTACTTAAAGCATCTGTCTCTGTTAAATCAATAATGTTTACAGAACCCAAACTTTCTGTACCGTAGTTGAAAAGTTTTAAGTTAGGTTTAAATTCTATAATAGGTCTTGCCGCTCTATTATCATTATCGAATACAGGAGTTGTTTTATTGTACTCGGCAGTTTTTTCAATGACTTGTTTATGAACCCATCTGTTTCCTCTGGTCCAAGCATTTAGATCATTACTCGCTCTGTTTATTGTAAAGTAATCAATTCCTATAGGAGAATTAAGTGCAGAATCAAAACTACTCGAATCGTACCCCAAACTATCGTACGGTTGTGTTTCGCTTTCTGTAAACGATTCCGGAGTTATTAAATTTTCAGTTGGTATCAAAACAATACTTGTGCCTACTCCTTCAACCCAGTATGTTTTTTCACTGTAAGTTTCTGGTTCTACATTTCCTCTAAAGACAACTTTTAATCCGTTTGTAAATTGAACACCATTGGGACTTGTGTAAGTTGCTTTTCCAACAATATCTTCATCAACATTTAGTTCTACATTTTCAACATTGTCTACTAAATTTATAATACCAAATCTATCGGCATTTGTGGCATCTTGATAATACAATTTTGTTGCCGATGCAGTCAACACAGGAACTTCATCAAAGTATCCTGCTGAATTTTTATAAAAAGTTAAACCAGCATACGTATTGCCATAGTTGATATCGAATTTTTCGTGTTTGTTGATTGCTTTAATTTTGACAAGTTTCAAAACAGTACTATCGCCACTTGTTAGATATTGGATTTTGTAGACGCTGTATCTGTCTGCTTGTGAATCAATATATGTTGGCTCATCCATTGCATCTGATTCGAATCCATCATTTGATTCAAACAAATCTAAATATTGCCAACCCAAGTCTGCACTATCACCTGCTGTTTTGTCTAGGAATATAATTGTCTTACCGTTTAAATCAGATACACCATCGATTGTTTTTAAGTTGCTTAATACTGCACCATTAATAGAATCAAATCTTGAGAAGGTTGCCAAATCGACATTTGTTACTTTAGTTAAATCATGATAAAACTGTTGTGCAGATGCTTCTGGCACAGCAAAGGTAATGTTTCCACCACCGTTGTTTGTGACGCCATTAATTTCTCTTGTACTTACATTTGGTGTAGAGGCTTTAGTACCACTTGTTCCTGGTTCTGTTTGTATATAGAACTTTTCTGAATCTGCTCGAAAGGTATATTCTCCGCCACGTGCCAATGTTAATGTTGGATTCTCACCTGCAATGCCATCAAAACTGTAATAGTTGTCCTCTTCGGTTACTACATATGTGTCTGTGAAATCTATTTCTGTTGCTTGAACGTCAACACTGTCTGGGCCATTAGGCATCCAGTAGTATTGTGTATGATTGATAAATTTATCTAAATCAATTAACGGACTCCAACTGTATGCTTCGCTACTAAAAAGTCTATCGTGACGTGTGACATTTGCACCTTGTGTTTTAAGTGCATCGATAATTTCTGGATATGTTATTGCTTGTTGAACATCGTTGTTCTCATCATTAAAAACAACACCAGTTTCTAATTGATAGTTTGCTCTTTCAATTGTTGGTTCAGTCAAGTAAGTGTCGTTTGTTTTTACGCCACCTTTAAACTTGTTACCAATGTAACCTTGTACTTGTTTTAATTTGGGTTCTTGTGTGAGTTGGTCAAGTGTTGCGGATAAAAATTCCTTATTGGGATCTGTTTTAAAAATCTCAGGTAAAAAATCTACTGATCTATTTCTTGCCATTTGCTATTATCCGTTTAAAGTACTTTGACTCAAGTTCTTAACAATTACAACATCGTTAACTGTTAACGCATTTACAAAAATTTCATTTGCACCCGATTTTATCTCATACAAATTTCCAAAACTCTTGCTTGTATCCTTTGGTGTAATTACCACACTTCCAATTATTGTTCCCAATTGTTCATGTAAGTAAGCCGAAAGTTCCGAGAAGTAAAATGTATCTCCAAAACTCCAGTTATCAATATCAAAATAATCGTTGATAGTACTTACTACTTGACTCTTTATTTCGCTGTCGCTAATTACAGTGTTGGGTGCTTTTACAACTTCTATGTTTGCTCTCAAATCTGTACTTGCTTTAGTGCCAAACAATGGTTTAAATGTAACACTGTTCATAACAATGTTATCACTTAACATTTTCTTATCTTCTAATCCAGCATAAGCACTGCTCAATTCGTTGATTGTAGGTGCTGTTGGTTCCAACACTGTATTAGTTGTGTCTTGAACATAGTTTCTGTAACTGTTGTAATAACTTTCTGTAACCAAATACATATCGATGATGTTTGTTAAACCAGGATTAATTCTTTGAGACTCACTGCTGTTGTGTCTGTATTGGAATTGTAAATCTTGTCTTCCAGTTTTTAAAACAATATCAGTTACAACTGTTAATTCACCATCGACTAATTTTCTAAACTTGTTTGTTTCGTTAGCAAAGTAAAACAGTTGATTTTCTGGATAACTTGTTAATACTAATTCACTGTCTGTTGTTTCATTATAGTCTGCTTCAACAGTTCCACTTGCTAGTGGTAAATCTCTTTCTAAGTTATCTGCATCAGTAGTTGTTTGGAAAAATACTTGTCCATTTGTAGTAGAGATGTCTGTGAAGAAATCTGGATTATCAGCAACTCCATCCGAATCATCATCTGTGTAACTTACTTCAACTAAGTAGTCATTAACGAATCCATCTGATAACACAGGCTGATCAACAATGTCTAGTTTGATATCTGTCTTTAATTGATTGTTGCTTCCTGGTTGTGTGTTTGTCTTTAGTACCTTAACAAAATCGTTTACAACTTGTCCAGTTTTTGGATCATATATTTTATCATTTTTGTTGTAGTAAAAACGTGACTCTAATACACTACTGAAATAATAATTTAGTTCTCTGTTTGTGACTGTGTAAACGTTATCTGTTGCTGTTAGTTTTACAAACCAACTGGCATCAATACCAGTTCCACTTGTGTCTTGTGCGTTTGCTAAATCAAAGTCACCTGTTTTATCAATGTTTGTACTTGTAATAATATACCATTCGCCTGCATCTGCATCATATCCCAAACCAAAGTCATTGTAAAGTTCTACTTGATCTAAAATGTCTGATTCAAGTGCTGTTGGCAAGTCTGTGTTGAATACAGGAATTACTTCTTCTACTTCTGCATCAGTTGGTACAAAATCTGTAAGTACTACTGGACCAACTCCATCATCGTCGTTGCCTGATCCAAAGTTTGTTCCATCTAATACAACACTTTTAACACTGGTCCATATTGTTGTGACATCTGTTGAATCTAGTGCTACTTTTTGTTTTAATCTATTATTTTCATCAAAGTAATAAACACCGTTACTATCAGCATCCGGAGTTTTAAATTTAACTAAGGCATTTGGAGCAATGTACTGTGCATTACCACCTGCATAACTTGATATTGCCAATGGTGTACCTGATGAATTTTTAAAATATCCAGTTGTTGTATTTGTTGTAGTTGTACTTTGTTTCCAACTGATATCTATAGTAGTTAAATCTTTTCTTGTGTATTCGTTGTGATACAAATGAACTGTACTTCTATCAGCAAGTATTGGTTCAATTTGATTTCTTATTACATCGTTGACATCGTTTTTGTCATCAAAGTCAAAAGTAAAACTTGATTGTTTAGTATCCTGATATATAACACCGTCCGAATTAAAAGTATTAACACTGGAATACTTTCCAGTTGGATCAACTAAATCTAAATGTCTACTTGTGCCAATGTTTGATCTAGCAATTGCTTTTGATTTAATAATACTACTGTAAGCAGTGTAAGGATAATTGTTGTAATCCTCGCCGTTGACCATTCTATTTTGTGTGTAGAATCTTGCTGGAGCATTACGTTTGATTTCGTCGATTGTTTCTCTGCTACTTGCGTTGCTTACATTTTGTGTAAGTGACATCGTGAATGTTGCTGTTTCACTTCTTCCTGTTCTACTAACGTATGGAACAGAAATACTTACACCTGTGATATCATTTTTGTTAATTGTGTATTCTCTGCCATTACTGACACGAACAAATGTTCTAAAGAAACCCAATGGGATATCTGCAAATGCACCATCGCCAAAGTTATATGTTACTTGGTCGTTTGTTCTGCTAGTTACACTAAAATATTTTTTATCACTTGTGTTTGTTTGTGATGTTTTTGGAGCATAAACGTTTTCAACTTGCTCCCATTCGTTTATGACTTCACCTGTTGTTGTATTTAATTCATACAACCATACATCGTTATTGTTAACACCTTCCACATTTACATCAACACTTCTATTTGCAATTCTGTCATTCAATGTAAAGTCTTTGTTTGTCAGTGTACCTTGTTTAAAGTGGAAAAAGAAACCTGTGTTTGCAGATGCAAATCCTTGTTTGTCATTCCTGTATAAGAAATTAAAGTCTCCGTTTAAAACTGGAGCAGGTTCATAAACTCTTGTACTGTTTGCTGTAGTAGAACTGACAATTTCAAAATTCATTGCAGTTCCATTTACATTGCTACTAAATGGAATAACTGGAAGTAGATTGTTTGCTAAGTTAACTGTGTACTCATCTGTATCAATGCCTAACACTGTTGCTGATCTTCCAGGATTGTTTATTTTTTGTGAATCAACTAACAGTGCATTTAGTACTGTGTTAAATTGGTCTTGCCAATCCAAATTAGTTGAGTCATTCCAACGTACTTTTACGTTTGCTAAATTAACACCATTGTAATCTGTGATATTTTCTGTTGTGGCAACACTTGTTACTTTTAAAAATCCACTTGAGTTCTCGTTACGTTTTGGTGTATAACTGACTAAGTCTGCTAAACGCACAACTGAGTCTCTGCGTTCTGCTGTGTCTAAAAAGTTTTCACGTGTGTTTAAGTCTTGTCTGTATGAGATTGCTTGTCCCATAAATGCTATAACATCAAGTAACGCAATAAACTCCGAAGATTCAACATAATCGTTGAAGTCTTCTGGGTAGTTTTGTCTAATGTAATCTACAAAACTTTTACGTAAAGTTTCAAAGTTATAACTTTGGAAATCTGCTTGGTTGTAAGTTTGATATAAAGACTTCCAGTCTTCTAAACCAAATATACGTGTTTGTCTTGAACTTGTTGCCATAATAACTTAATAATTTGCTTTTTGTTATTTATGACGTTTATAAACTACGTATATTATGAAGTATAACTTGCTGTGTTTGTGTTTTGATCAAAGTTGACGTATAGTATTTCTATTTCAACATTGGGGTATATTCTAGCACCTACTTCCATTAAAACTGTGTATGCTTTTGCTTCGATGTTTATATCTTCGATTGTCAGTCTTGGATCTGTGTCCGCAAGTCGTTGTATTTCTGCTTTTAATTTTCTAACAGTGTCCTCTGTGTTGGGATCAAACACAAAGTGCCATAGTGTTGTACCGACTTCTGGTCGTCCTGGTACCTCGCCTTGTCTTATGTTGAGATTATTTAAAAAATCTCTTTTTACTAACTCGTAGTCTGAGATTTTGAAATTTTTAATCTTACCTATTGTGTTATATCCTTTGTACATTTTTGTTATGTGTATTTAGGTGGTTCTACTTTTTTATTATCTATCAAAGTAACAATTTGTTCATCCAATGTGTCTCTGTCTATTGGAGTTATTCCAGTATCTCCTATGCCGTGGTTTGCGTACGGCTCGTGAGTTGGAACAACTGTACAAATAGAACTTAAATCATTATCTTCGGTTGCTGTCCATCCATCATCTGTTATCTCAACATCCTTGTAACTATTTATTGATGTTGTTGTAGTACTTGCACCGCTCTTGTTTAAATCAATTTGTTTGGCACCAATATTTGTATTTCCAGTA